ACTTCAGATACTCAAATACAAACAGTAAGAGACTCTGCAAATTCAGATACTAATCTTAATCAAATTAAAACGGTTTATATTGACAAAGCTGGCGGTAACTATGCTAGTGGATTAAGTCAAGAGATGAATATCATCGGTGATGGAACTGGTGGAAAGGTTAGAGTTGATGTAGAAGGTGGTAAAATTACAAAAACTGTTGTTACTGCAGGTGGAAAAGATTACTCATATGCTCTTGTAGATCTTGGTTCTATAAACTCAAATACAACTGGTTCCAGTGCAAAACTAATACCAATAATTCCTCCTTCTAGAGGGCATGGTGATGATATCTATTTGGAGTTGGGTTCTGATAAAGTTTTAATCTATGCTAGATTTGATGATTCAACAAAAGATTTTCCAGTTGATACCAGTTTTGCACAGGTTTCTATTGTAAAAAATCCTACATCGGTAGGAACAGATAATATCTTTACAGGTTCATCTTTTAGTGGATTGAATTCAATAAAGTTTTCAACTATTACTGGAACTCCTACCATTGGAGAAAAAATTGAGCAGAGTCTCAATAATAGTGTAGGAAAAGCATACGGATATGTTTCTTCTTACGATACTGAAACAAAGGTTCTTAAATACATACAAGACCGCTCATTGTATTTCAATCAAACTACTCTTGATCATCAAGACTATGTTGGTATTTCTACTAATGGTAGAAACTACGATTTTGAATCAAGTGCTAATTTAATTACTGGACAGTCATCTGGATTTAGTGGTTCCATAGACCTCAATTTCTCAGGTATTACTACAAATCCAACAGGAAGTAAACTTATCAATCTTGGTGTTAACTTCACAAGTGGCATGGCTGTTCCTGAAATAAATAAAGGGTCAGGGCAATTAATTTATCTTGATAATAGACCTAGTATCGCTAGGAACTTGAGACAAAAAGAAGACATCAAAATTATACTGGAATTCTAAAAAATGCCACAGAAGACTAACTTAAACGTAAATCCTTATTATGACGATTTTGATAAGGATAATAATTTTTACAAGGTTCTTTTTAAACCTGGATTTCCTGTTCAGGCAAGAGAACTAACAGGTCTTCAATCTATTCTTCAGAATCAGGTAGAGTCCTTCGGAACACACATGTTCAAAGAAGGTTCTATGGTGATTCCTGGTGGAATTACATGTGACAATGAATTTACAACTATTAAGGTAAATGAGACTCATTTGGGTCTAGATATTAGCATTTATCTTGATGCTCTTGTAAATGCTAATGATGGCAGGGGTACAGAAGTAAGAGGTCAAGATACTGATGTAACAGCAACAATTAAAGGATATGTTCTCCCACCGAACGAAGGTATTGAGGATATTACCCTTTTTGTAAAATATGACAGTGCAGGATTAGATGGTGAGACCGAATTCTTCGCTGACTCTGAGGTTTTACTTCTTGAAGAAAATGTAACATATGGAAATACAACTTTAAATGCTGGAGATACTATCCTTTCTTTGGTTGCAAATGATGCTTCAAAGATTGGATATGCTGTAGGAGTTGCTTCTGGTGTTTATTTTATAAGAGGATATTTTGTTGATGTTCCAGATGCACAGATAGTTCTTGATTTATATGATAATGAACCATCATTTAGAGTTGGTTTTGAGGTTATAGAGCAAGTAGTTAATTCGGATCAAGATTCAACTTTAAATGATAATGCAAAAGGATATACAAATTTTGCTGCACCAGGTGCTGATAGATTAAAAATTAGTACTCGATTAACCAAGAAAGGTTTACAAGATTTTAATGATACTAACTTTATTGAACTTGTAAGAATTGATAATGGTACAATTAAAAAGTTAGAAGCAAAGACTCAATATAATTTTATTAAAGATTACTTTGCCAAGAGAACTTTTGATGAATCCGGTAACTATGCTGTTGATAATTTTACTGTAGATGTTTTAGATTCTTTGAATAATGAGACCGGTGGTGCTGGTTTATTTGCAGAAAATCAACTCACTGATGAAGGTAATAGTCCTAGTGAAGACTTGATGTGCGTCAAGATTTCTGCAGGAACCGCATATGTTAAAGGATTTGATGTAGATTTGGTTGGATCAACTATTATTGATGTTCCAAAACCAAGAACGACTAAATCTATTGCAGAGACTAGAGTTCCCTTTTCAATGGGAAGTCTTCTTAAAGTTAATAACGTTACTGGTGTTCCATATATTTCAATTGGAACTCAAGCAGGACAAAATACATTTGATAATGTAATTCAATTATTTGATGAAAGAAGAAATAGTGGCACAAATAATGCAGGAACTGGTAGAAAAGTTGGTGAAGCTAGAGTTTATTGGTATGGCGTAAGTGATGCCGCGTATGAAGGTAATACAACCAGTTGGGATTTATATCTCTTTGATATTCAGACATATACAGATATCTACGTATCAAGCAATATAAATGATAATGATGTCATTCCTCTTGGTTCTTATGTAAGAGGTCTGTCTAGTGGTGCTAGAGGATACATTGATAGTAAGAGAAGTCCTTTATGCATGAGTCTAACACAAACTTCTGGTGTTTTCCAGAAGGGTGAGCAGATTATTGTAAATGAAATCGAAGAATATACCTTTGGTATAACTGCAGTTGAAGAATTTACTGTTGAAGACATTAAATCTGTTTATCAAGATTCAACAAATCTTGATTCAAATATTCAAAGAGACTTTATCGCAGATACAATTCTATATGAAAAAGGTTTACCAGACTTTGGTAAGAATGATAAGTTAATTGTAACAGGTGGTAATACTGGACAGGTTCCTGGAAGATTCTTTGCGGGTGTAACTGGAATTAAAACGGGTGCAATTTTAAAATATCAATCTACTGCAGGAACAGATCCAAACTTTAATGTTATTTCTGCAATTAATGCTGCTGGAAATTCATTGACTTTAACAGGTCCAGATAGTTCTGTTACAGGAGTTTGTGATAATAATGTAACTAATAGTGAATCAAACTTCTCATTGATGGTTCCAAAGATTCATGCATCACAGCAATCTGGTCTTTATTCAGAACTTCCAAGATTTACTGTAGCTTCTGTTGATCTATCTGATGCAGAGTTATTAATTACAAGACAAATTACTGGACAGTCTACTGACGGTAATGGTGAAATGACGCTCACTGTTACAGACTTCTTAGGAAGTGCTGTCGGCATTAACAGTGTGTTCTTTGAAGCATTTGATGCTGAAAGATATTCTATTCACTATTCCAATGGAAGCACAGAGGATTTAACTTCCGACCAGTTTACATATGGTGCAACTCAAGTTACATTTAAAGGTCTGACTGCCAGCCAAAGTAATGTTGTTGTTATTGGAACTTTAAGAAAAACTGATGTTACTCACAAAACAAATAATTATGTAAAGAGTAATATTGTTAGTGTTACAAGAACAAATGGAAAGTCACCAGCTACTGCAGGTCTGACTACAAGTAAGTTCTATGGTTTAAGAATTGAAGATGAAGAGATTTCACTGAATACTGCAGATGTAGTTGATATCGTTGCAGTATATGAATCAACCAATGATGCTGCACCTACTTTAGATAGTTTAACTTTTGCAACTGGTCTTGCTTTAGATCAAAATGTAATTATTGGTGAAAAGATTGTAGGTCAAACAAGTAGAGCGATTGGTCAGGTTGTAGAATCAACTGCAACCATTGTAAGATATGTCCCCCTTAATGATAATGATTTTGCAGTTGGTGAGGAAGTTGCATTCAAGAGTTCATCATTAAGTTTACTGATCCAAGAAACTACACCTGGTAGTTATGTTGATAGAACTGATAACTATGTTCTTGACAAGGCACATACTAATCAGATTGTAGATTTTTCACGTATTAGAAGAAGAGATGGATTTGCAATCCCATCAAAGCAGTTGCAAGTTATCTACAACCAATATAGAGTAAGTGCTGGTTCAACAAACACTGGAGATATCTTTACAGTTAATTCTTATACTGCTGACAGATATAAGAGTGATATCCCAACGGTGGTAAATGGAACTAGAGTATCTGATCTTTTAGACTTTAGACCAAGAGTTAGAGATTTTGATGCATCAACAGCAACAATGTCTCCATTTACTTATGATGCTAGAGAGTTTTCAACGAACTATAGATACGTTGTTACACCAGAGGAAACAACTAGAGTTGGTCTTAGTTACTATCTTCCTAGAGTTGACTTAGTAACAATTAATCGTTTTGGTGAGGTTGAAGTTGTTGAAGGTGAACCTGCAGAAGATCCTCAAATACCTGAACTTGCAGATGATGCAATGGAAATTGCTTTGATTGCATATCCAGCATATCTCTTTAATCCTACTAAAGATCCAGGAATTCTGTTGAGAGATAACAGAAGATTTACGATGAGAGATATTGGAAAACTTGAAGAAAGAATTGAAAACCTTGAAGATGTTACTTCTTTAAGTCTTCTTGAACTGAATACTGCAACGGTAGAGGTTACAGATGCAAATGGACTGAATAGATTTAAGTCGGGATTCATTGTCTCTGACTTCAAGGATAAGTCTCTTGCAGATCCAAGATACACCAGAATGGACATAAATTTAGAACAAAAAATGGGTATTTCACCCGTTGAATTCTGGTCCATGAATGCAGAACTTGCATGGGATTCTTCGGTTAATGTTAATGATGATGACCTTGATCAGAACCTCCCATTATTAGATAAAAACATTCAAAAAACTGGAGATTTACTTACACTTGCATATAAAGAAGTTGATTTCTTGGATCAACCACACGCAACTAATGTTGAAAATGTAAATCCATTTAATGTTATTGTTTACGTTGGTGGTGTTCAGTTAACTCCACCATCCGACAACTGGACTCGCACAATTTATATTAATCATAAGAGAACAGAATCTACTGGTGCTAAGTGGGTACAAGAAGCAACTGTCCATACGGATGTTGATAAAAAAGTTGAATATGTAACCTATAAAAAGGGTAGAGGAAGAAATGAAAAGAAAACGAAGAAATTTGTTGATGTAATTACCACAAAGACCACTACATATAAACCAAAACTTAAAGGACCATCTAAGGAATTTGATTATGTTGAAAATGTTAAGGTTACTAGTACTGTAGATCCATTTATGCGTTCTAGGGAAGTATACTTCCTTGCAAATGGTCTAAAACCAGATACGAAACACTATCACTTCTTAGATAGTCAACAAGTTGATATTATTCCAAAGTTGGTTGAAATTGATATGCAATCTGGAACTTTCCAGAAATATGAGAAAGTTGATATCTTTAAAGGTGGTAAAAAAATTGGTCATATGAAGCTCAAAGAGCCAAATCATAAAATGGGTAATAAAGTCAATAAGATTGGTATTAATTTCCCACCTGCTTATGAGACGTATGATGTAAACCCATATGATAAGAAAGGTTCTGCACCATCATCAAATTATTCTGCAAGTTCTAAACTCATCAACTTTGACCTTAAAAAGTTAGCAAATCAGGAAGATTTTTATGGATACATTACACAAGGGTGTAAGATTGTAGGTAAAACAAGTGGAGCTGTTGCTAAAGTTAAAAACTTTGAATTAATTTCAGATAACTGGGGAGATATTCAAGCATGTTTCCACTTCCGTGATCCAAATAAGAAACCAGCACCACCAGTAAAAGTTAAGAGTGGAACTAAGACAGTAAAAGTTACTGCTGTTCCTCCTGGTGTAACTCCACTTCCAGGTTCTACTACACAAGCATCTGAAGCTATTGGTACCTATAGTGGTTCTGGTACTATTGATACAGTAGAAAACTTTATTGTCCAGGTTAGAAATCCACCCAAACCAAAGGCAAAGAAAACCAAAGTTGAAGTTACTATTAAAGCAGCACACAGAGATCCTCTTGCACAGACTTTCCTTGTTGATGGTACTGGAATATTCCTTACCTCATTTGATTTGTTCTTTGCAAAGAAAGATCCTAAAAAGAAAATCTTTGTTGAACTTAGAACAGTAGAATTAGGAACACCTACAAATCTTCTTGTTCAGGACTTCACACAAATCGCGTTAAATCCCAAAGATATTAAAGTTTCTGATGATGCTTCTAAAGCAACAACTGTTAGATTCCCATCACCAGTATATCTTGAAGCGGATAAAGAATATGCAATTGTTCTTCTTGCACCCGCTTCTGATAAGTATGAAATGTGGACAGCAACCATGGGTCAAAAGACTGTTCAATCAGCAATTCTTCCCAACTCTGAAAATGTTGTTGTCTCCAAGCAATATATTGGCGGTTCTCTGTTTAAGTCTCAGAATGGTACAATTTGGACTCCAAATCAGTACCAAGATTTGACTTTCAAACTCAAAAAAGCAGAGTTTGTGGAGAAAGGTACATTAATTGCTTATAACAGTGGTATTGGACCTAAGGGTTCAAATTCCTCAGATCTTCCTAAGAATCCAATTGAACTTCTTCCAAGAAAACTGAAGGTAAGATGCTCAGGTTCTACTGCAGCGGATACCACAAACTTCACTCCAGGAACAATGGTTGGTGTTCTCAATGATGATGATTTATATGGATTTGTTGAAAAAGTTGGTGGTGGTCTTGCAACGGGTGCAAATTCTGGAGAAATTGCAAATCCTGGTATTGGATACAGTGCTAGTGCAGATCCAGACTTAGTAAGTCTTTATACTCTTACTGGTAAAGGCAGTGGAGCAACTGCTAAAGTAACTACAAATGCAAGTGGTCAGGTTACCGAAATTGATGTTCTCACCCGTGGTGAAGGATATGCAATTGGTGATTTGTTGGGAATCACAACAGCACATGTTCAAAAAGGTAGTGGTGCGATTTTTGCAGTCAACAATATTGGTGTTACCAGTACTCTGTATCTTAACAATGTACAAGGCGAGCATTTCCCAGTAGGTGTACGTCTCCAACGTTTCACTACAGATTATGATTTAACTACTAAGACTTCTGGTTCTGCAAACTTTGTTGTTGAGTCATCATCAATTATTGATGAAAAATTTGATGGCAACGTAATGAAGATCCTTCAGTATAATCACGCACATCATGGTGCAAATAATGATGTAAAAATTGTTGATGTAAATCCAGATAGAGAAAAAGTAAAACTAACTGCTAATTTGGGTAAAAATGCAACTGTTGTTTCTATTGCAGATACAACACCATTTGCTAC